GTTAACAATGCTAACGATTCGAGTATTCGCTAAAACGGTATTACTACCTTCTGCGGTGAAGAATCGAAGTGATGTTAGCTCAGAAGCATTAAGCGTATTACCTACAAATACTCCGCTGCTATTCGCTACTACATTACCAATCGCACCTGTTCCAGCGATTTGAACTGTACCACCGTTGGTAGCATTTGCAGTGACATTGGCGCCGAGCGAGATCTGAATAGTATTGGCAGTAAAGATGCCAGTTTTAAATGCATTCGGTTCGATATTTGCAGTGGCACTCGAATTAGCGATGCTAATGATTCGAGTATTTGCAAGAGTGGTATTCGAACCTTCAGATGCAAGAAAACGAACTGCTGTGACTTGCGCAGAGTTTAAAGTATTACCTACATGTAGACCGCTGCTATTTGCAACCGTATTACCGACCGCGCCAGTTCCTGTTACCTGAATCGTACCGCCATTGGTAGCATTCGCAGTGACATTGGCGCCAAGAGAAACTTGAATTGTGTTGGCTGTAAAGATGCCTGTCTTGAAACTGATAGGATCAATATTTGCAGATGATGTTGTATTGGCAATGCTAATGATCTGATTGTTTGCGAGTACGGTATTGCTACCTTCTGCGGCAAAGAATCGAACGCTCGTCATCTGACTGTTCGTAACAGTGTTGCCTACATATAGACCACTGCTATTTGATACACTGTTACCTACTGCTCCGGATCCTGTGACTTGGATCGTACCACCATTCGTGGCATTAGCAGTGACATTGGCACCTAATGTAATCTGAATCGTGTTCGCTACAAACAATCCAGTGCTAAAGCTAATTGGATTCATCGTAGCAGTGTTAGTGCTATTCGCGGCAACAACTGCGAATGCAGTTGCTGTTGTATTCGTGGTCGAGTTCGACTGAATCGTCAGCTTCGTTGTGTTAGCGACAAGGTTTGCACCAGTCAAACCAGCATGTAGACCGTACTGCCACATGAATGTGTTCGAAGAACCATTGGCAACTTCCAGACGAATTTCGGTCGATGTCACGTTGCTCAGAACAGTGTTCGTACTGATCATGAGATTCGCAAACGAACCGTTGACGTTTCCGCCTTTCATCCAGTTTGTTACGACGAGATTATTAGCCCCGAATGTTCCGTATAGCTGAGCTGTTCTTGGAAACGCAGTGTTACCCGTGTTTGCATACGTGCTATTTGCAGTGATGATTTCTGTCGAAAGCGCGTGAAGAAGTTCATTGGTCTCGAGGAGCCAAACCTCGAACGAGTCGGTAATTACATCAACATTAGCTACTGGTCTTGACATTAATTTCTTCCATTCACTACTTGTAAGAGTAGAGTTTTAATTTCTTTGAGATCGTCTTCGACTGCACTGATTCTATTCGATAGCTCTTTGCTATTCTTCGCTTTCGATCTCTCTGCTACAAACTTTGCATAAGATGCATCGTCTGTATTTATGAAAGCTCCAGTAGAAGTATCTTTCATGAATCCATCAGTTTCAGTCTTGACTAACATTATGCGGAAACTCCGATAACCTGAATAGCCTCTACCTTTGGAACAATGTGAGATTGCGTTGCAAGAAGAACGATCTTAATTTGCATCGATGTATAGCGATCGAACTCTACATATTCTGAGTTGACATATCTTACAGTGTTATCATTTTCAACATTGTTCCATGCAATATTTCTGTACTTCAGTTTATCGATAACAATATCTGATCTTGTAACTCCGGCCGATACGAGACTTGAAGTTGTAATGTTTCGATATGTGCTGATCGCAGTAGTATTTGCGGCCGAGACTACGAACACTTCATGATTACCAAAGTCTTGATCTTTGATTCGAATCAAGTCGCCAGCAGTCACTGTCGCCGAATGATCGCTTGTTGTAGTAATTGTATTCGAACCAGATGTAATTGATCCAGTTCCTGGAAGAGCGACTTGAAGTTCAGGAGCAGTATCAAATCCATATGTAAACTCGTAGAAGTCATTTGGATCTGTCGAGCTAAAGCGATCGATATTATCTTTTAATACAAGCGGAGTCCATGCTTTACTTTGGAATGATTCTCTGTCTGCCGCGTTATGCACTTTTGCATAGACTTTGATTTCTGTTCCGGCTGGGCGATATCCTGTCAGATATACTACGATATCTTCTGCATACTTGTCTTGGGCAAATCTAATAACTTTTGAAAGATACTTCGATTTAGCAAGGCCGTTTGCGCCAGTTTCTGTATCATAACTAGCAATGCTGCTAAGTCCTACTGTTCTTGTTTCTGTGTAAACGTTGTTGATGTCGTTCTGATAGAAGTAGAAGTCAAGTTCGCGAGTCGTTGCATAAGGAACGCTGAAGCGGTCGATTTCGGCACTGCTCACAGCAATATTTAGATTCGCGACAACTGATTTTCTTCTGTCTCCAAAAAGATTCGAGCTCTTTGAGGTATCAACTTCGACTGAGCGAGATAAGATATATCCTGTCGCCGACGTATCATTCATTTGAAGAAGATTAATGTTTGTTGATGTAGAAGACAACTGATTCGCAGAGTTGGCAATCTTATAGTTAAGAGTAAATGTAGATCCAGAAGGATTGCCGATTAAGAATGAAGGCTTAAAGTTATCAACAGGATAGCTATCGATAGAAGCGATATTTGCAGTTGCTCCTGATCTTTCTCCTATAATTCTGCCGCCACTCACCGCAAATTTGTTTGTAGCATTTGCTGAAGAGTCTGCCAAAATCAACTTATACTTTGGATAATCTATGTTATAAGCTAAACCTACAGGAGGAACTTTATAATCGATTCCAGAAGCAGAGAAAGCTGGCAGGCTTGCAATTGTCATATGCGTGGCATTCGTGATAGCATTGACAGACAGAATCTGTTTTGCGCCGCCGCTTTGAACTAAAATTTTAGCTCCGCCAAAAAGATTAGTAAATGTGGTTGCAATACCAACTACGTTCAAACTGTTCGTAGAAACTGTGACAGTGCCACTGGCATTCGCGATGTCTTGATAGATGTATTCTCCACCGATAAATGCACCTGTATTGGTATTGTCAATCGTAAAGAATTCATAATCTTTATTTACAAGACTGATTGTAATGTTATTGGCAGTGTATCTGGCCACCTTTACCTTAAACTTCAGATCTCTGTCGCTCAGTGAACGATGAGTAGAAGTGTTCGTAGGAACATATAGCTTTCCGCCATGTGTTCCTCTTGAACCTACAGACAATGTATTAGTAATCTGACCGTCGGTTACGAGTCTATCACCGAGTACGTTTTGCCATACATCAAATCCTGGATCATTAAATTTAAGAACTAATCCGTAATGCTTTCCAGTGGCCAAACGAACAGGATCTCGAAATCCAATGGCAGTCGCCGCTGAAGCATCTTGAGAAGTATTAATCAAATCATACTGAATAAGAGTCATGGAGTTGCGAAGCTGACGAGTCTCAAAAGGAGAATCGTTTTCTACTTCGCAAATCCAAGCATTTACTGTAGGAGCCACTGCACCTGAAACGGTGGCTCCACGCACAGGCTTAGCTTTAAAGAATACGTCGATGGATGTGAGCATGACTTCAGGAGCGTTAGCCACTGTTTGCGGATTCACGTAAAAGGTTTGAATATAGTTAAAGCCAGACATGCATTTCCTCTTTTATTTTTATTATTTATCTACCACTCTGTTGATCTTATGGTATATTGAAATTTATCTGTGATTCAAAGTTTCGAAGATCGAGTCTAAGCACGTTGTAAGTACCACTTGGATCAATGAATGTATCAACTGCTGATTCAGTTGCATTACCTCCTCCGCCACCACTCTGAGTGTTAGTTCTGGCGTCAGCTTGTGCAACAGAAGTAGAAGTGGTTGAAGCAGTAACATTCAGATTATTAGTATTTGTAGCAGAAAGATTAGAGTAGTAGGCAAGAGTAATTGCACCTGCTGCTCTCGAAGTTCCATCAGTGTTTTCAATTACAAATCGTTTTTGTCCAGCAATATTAGAGATGATACGATTTTGTGCCGTAACATCAGTTGCCGCTTCATCGAGACCAGCATCATAATAAAAATCGAATGTCATGACACCGTTTTCGTCGCTTCGAAGGCCAGTAGTATTCGTTGTAGATGTTCTTACTTGTGAACACTTCGAAGTTCTGTTTTCTCCATCAAACGTAAACGTATGATTTGTATTCGGCTTCAAGCCAGATACAGAAATTACAAACTTCTGAGAATCGGCAATGTATTGTTGATTAATATCGCCGCCAAAAACGTAATAATTAAGCAACGAATTGGTAATTGTAAATGAACTCGGGTTTATGTTATGTACAGCGCCCGTATATTCAAACGTATTTGGATTCGCTACCGTAATTGTCGAAGTTGTTACAGAATCTGTAGGATATTGCAGAAGGTAACCATAAGTTCCCGTTCTACCTTCTCCACCAAATAGACCACCGCGTTTCTTGCCCTTGTATATTCTCACTTTTGCATATTGGCCTGCCGCAGGATCATGCGTCCACGTGATCTTAAATTGATCTTCAAGGAAAGTACCAGAATCGATACCAGTTGGATATGACTTACGCTCTATGCTTCCGACATGCTCGACTCCACGACCATCATTTAATTGTCTTATTTGATAGAGTCTGGCAATATCTGCGCTGGTAATAGAAGTCGCAGAAGCAGAAGTTTGAGTGGCCGTCCATGGACCATTTTCTGAAGCTCCTTGATAGACGGTTGCCGAAATGGCATTGTCGCGAGAAACTACATAAAGTTCTGCTGGTCCAGAAAGACTGCTGAATCGATAAACGAATTCTTCGAACACTGTACCAGAATCCGAAACGCTGGTGCTTCTTTCTCTTGCTACTGTTGATTCTATTCTTTGAGTAACAGTAGTAACAACCACATTTCCAGTTGTATTTGCAACAGTATTTGCAGCAGTATTTGCAGCAGTATTTGCAACTGGAAGAGGTCCAGCAGTCGCGACGCTTTGTTCTCCAATAACAAACTCGTTATATGGAAGTGTCAGAATGCCATCTTCTTGTCCTGTGCCATCTGGCTTAAACTGAAGATTTAACTCTCTCAGATATGGACCAAGCTGGTCGTTTTTAATAGTAGCATAAAATTCTGGGCTTCCGATGTCTGCATAAACATAGTCGGTGAAAGGATCTACGAAGAATCCAAACTTAAATCTATCAAGTGCCGCGTCGAGGCTACTCGGAATAAATCTTGCCTTTGCGAGCGCTTCGGCAAGAGTAAACGATACGTAATATTCCAGATCTTTAATTCTTCTATCAAGGCTACCGATATCAGACATCGTATAACGGCGTTGCTGAATGCGAGTTCTTTGAGAAGCACTAATTGAAGGCTTAATAGTATAGACATTCTTTCTTTTTCCAGAAATAGCGCTCGTCACCTTTGTATCTGTGATAGCAATCATCTCAGTCGAAAGCACTTCTGGAAGAGAAGGATACGGAGGAATGTTGTATATTTGCAAAGTAAGAGAGCTATCTTGTGCCGGTGGCAGGACAGGAGAAATGCTTGGTTCGCCACCTTTTATTTCAAATCCACCGATAGAATTGATAATAACTCGATCAACTCTTCCAAGATAAGAACTTACATTTGCAGACAATGTAGAGTTAGGCACAGGGAAAAATGCGCTAGCCGAAGAGAAGTAGTTTGTATTCGAAGGCAGTGTAGGATTGATAATCGACGCAGCGTTTGCACCAGCAGCAACTGAAGAAATATCAGTCACATAGTTGATTGTATTTGCAGCCGATGGACGAAGATCTACGCAATCTCTTACGTCATAATAAATTCCAGTTTTTCCTTCGAACTCTGGAAGTTCCATCGTATTAATGCTTACGTCGCTCACTAGCGAAGCAAGATTTGCACTGTCATTGATCGTATAAGAAGAGATTGTCTTGACACCTGACGCAGATTGGAAAGCATCAAACTTTACAAGAAGAATATCATTCGCAGCAAGCGCATCGTATCTTGGCTTTCTGACAAGCTTCGAAATATCAAGGAAATCTTCATTTTGACCTGAGTCAATATAAAACTGGTTCGTGACGTCCGTAACACCGAATGTATTCTCGGTGAAGTACATCGTATTGCCAGTAAACTTATGAGCAGAAGTACTGTTTGAAGTCAGTGTAAGATTTGCTCCGCCGCGAGTAGCAGAGAGTGCGAATCCAGATGTATTTGCATATACGGCAAAGTATGTGGTAGCATTTGCAAGGCCACCGAGTACTCCGACACCTGCAGCATTCGAATATAGAAGAGAATCGCCGTTCGCGAATGGGTTATTCGTGATAGTAATAAACGCGTTAGCGGTTCCAGATCCTGTAATATCTGTGGCTACGTTAAACGTAATATCTTGAGCAGTCGCGTCTTTCTTGTATACTCCACGAAGGCGATATACGTCAGATACACCGAGCGGCCATGGTCCTTGAATACCTGCGCTGTTGTTATTTGCAATACGAATTCTTGCATAGTTACCACGATTTGACGTCTTGGCAGCAGAGCTTACATTGTTTCTTTGTGCATTATACACCACCGAAACAGGCATCGACGCGGCGGCATTTGAAGTAGCATTCGCAACATTATTACCGAAGTAGATCGTCATGACTTGACTGTTCGAACTATCAACGTTCGCCCACTTCGTGGCTTTATTTGTCAGTGAGATCGGAATATTCTGTGGATAATAAAGAGTAATGCTACCACCAGAGTATGTTTTGCCTGGAGCAGTGGCGAGAGTCATTAATGTACTATTTGCAATCGATGCGATTTGGGCCACAGCAGTATTTCCAGCCGTAGAATTGGCAAGAAGAACATAATCTCCAGGAGAAAATTGTGTAGTAAATAATGAACCAGTTCCTACAACATTAGCAGTCGTATTATTAGCAGTACTAATAGTGCCTGTTGCGGTTATCTGAGACTTAAAGTTACCATTAGGAATTACAATCAAATCGCGTTTCTCAGAAGTATTCAGCTCTTCTGTATACGGGAAATATTCATTTGATGAAAGATTTAAAACAACATAACCGTCAGAATTAGAAGTTTCAGTTGTGTTAATGGTTCTGTATTGATATGTGATGTTAGAAACATTCGACGTAGCATTCTTTAACTTGAAAAGAAGCGATGAGTCTGAAGTATCTCGAAGTACTGCTCCAAGAGTAGCATCAATTACTACGTCAGCAATTGCTTTATTGCCACTGCTATAGTAGATGCTTCTTACGTCCTTAGTATTTGAACCGCCGTTCATCTTAATGTCAAAGAGATACATTCTGTATACGGCATTCGAATTACCTACATCTCCACTCTGATAAGCAAAAGTGCGGAGTCTTGCTGTACCAATCTTCGTTCCGACTGGGGAAATTGTAGTCGAGCCAGTGCTAATATAATTGGCGGCATTCGCATAAAGATCTACTTGACCACCGATGTCAAAGTTGAACGAACCGGCAAGTTCGTCGACTTCGAAATAGTTACCATAACCGAGACGAGTTTGCGAAGCAGGATCATTCAGCTTCGTCGTACCCTTATTCATGTTTTGCTTATAGTTGTCGATAGTTTCGATACGAATACCGTTGATATAAGCTTTACCCGGATCAATGTTCATCTTGACAAGGCTAGCAGTATCTGAGAATGTGCCAGAATCTTTCGTCAGTGTAAGGAACTGATCGATGACATAGTTGCCAGATTCTTCGTAAGTTCTTGCTGCGAGTTGACGTCCGATGACATTATAGACGGTGTCTTGATTTACACGATAAGGACGACCATCTGTGAACTCGATGATAGGAAGAAATTCTGAGTTTGCATCAGCTTCGGCTTTTGTCAGTACGCTGATGACTGGTGTCAGCTTTAGACGATCTGCACCAGGAGCGGCAAAGTTGAAAGTACCAGTGGCGTTGTCAAGAAGTGACTGATCTTGGTTCGAATTGACGATGCTTTCGTTTGTATAGAAACCGACAGACTTATCAAAGCCAGTATTCGAATACTTGTTCACAACTTCAAACTGAGAAGCAACTCTCGAGAAGAATCCTTTCTGATAGATTGTGCCTTCGCCGATCGTAACGCCATAACCAGTTCCGATAGGAACAGCTGTCGCGTTTGCTACTTGGATCGTAGCAAGGAATGTTTCTGCTGCAAGTTCGAGCTCGCCTAATTCGGTGGCAGTAAATGTAGAAGTGGTCGAGTTATTTGCGATGGTAACATGCGGTTCGACATAATAGCCTGAACCTTGTCCAATGATCTGAACAGCTGTGACTTTACCTAGACTGTCTGTTGTAAGTGAACCAACGGCACCTGAACCAACAATTGCAACTACGTTAGCAGATACACCAGATCCGAAGTTACGAATCTGCTCGCCAGCTGCAAATCGGAACTTAATCGTATTTGCAGAAATAAGATCAGAATATTCTGGTCTCACCTTCAAGATAAGAGCAGAGCTATTAGCAGTTGTATTCGCTTCGATAATCACGGCATTTGCAACACCGTTCTGAATTACAGATCCGGCCACAAAGCTTGCAGCTGCTGCTGCACCGCCAGTACTATTTTGTACAGCAAGTGCCGACATCACTACAACCGTGTCGCTATTACTAAACTTCGAAGCGCCATCGTTTACTTTGATATTGAAGATAGGATAAGACTTATTGAAAACTGTAAGAGTTTCATCTGCAGCAAATGAATCTGTTGAGAAATTATTTCCCGAACTGATGTAGTTCACAAACAGAGTGTTCAAATCTGGTGAACGAGATTGCAGACCAGCAGCCGTCTTTACGATGTATGCTTCGACGTTTGCAGCATTCTTAACATATAAGTTGTTATAAAGAGTGATATCGACTTGTAGACCATCGGTCGTCAGATCGTTGATCTTGATATAAGGAACTTTATCATGCTTAGTAATCGTACAACCATCGATGATTGTGCCACGCTTGAATACGTTGTCACCAAACTTCTCAATTTGATTTTGCAAGATTGACTGGAGCTGGTTAAGCTCACGTGCTTGGACTGCGACACCAGGCTGGAACAGGACTTTATAAAAGTCCTTCTTGACGTCGAAGTCATCAAAATAAGGAGATACGTTTAGGTTGGTTTCCAGAGCCATTTAATTAAAACTCCAATACTATCTTTATAATTTCTGATTTGTTATCGTTACGAGCGATAGGATCAAGATTCTCTAAGTAAAGAACCTCGCCGCTACCGACTACAAAGTCTCCATTGTATTTATTCAATAATGGGGAAAGCTCTGCAGAAGATACTACGCCTGCGATATCTCTGACTCCGCGAGGATCAAGATTGAAGATACCTGACTTATTGCTAATCCATAGTATGTCAGAACCATCGATCTCATCGAGATGGTGGACTCTACCGCGCGGTTGCGCATATGAAATAAGACTTTCTTGCTTAATCTCTTCATCTTCGAGGAACGGCACGCCGCCAGTGCTAAATGTGCCAATCAATCGAGTTAGCTGGCGAGAGTAGTTGAATGAACTTGCTACTCTGTCGTTGATTTCAATCGTTCCAGTAATAGATGCTGTCGTACCCGACACAGGAACTACGGTGTCTCCTGACATACCACCAACGCCGATGATACGACTGCCAGAAGTAAATACGCCTGCGACGTTTGACAATTCAATCTGACTTGGTCCAGAGAATGCAACTGTGCCGCTCGCTTCTACAACGATAGCTGACACTTCGCAATCTTCTGCCGTAAACGAGCTATTTGTATTTGCAGTCGTAATACGATAGTCTTGTGGAACATTGGCGACTGTCGAGATGTAGTTATTCGAACCGTCTGTGACAAGAACATAATCACCAACTTCAAAGGCATCTTTGTAAGTAGGAGCATCTGGATTTCTAAGAACTACAGTAATAACTCCGTTCGATCCTGATACACTTGCATCTCCATTAATCGTAATGAGAGGAGCTGAAGTATATCCAGTCCCGGCGTTAGTAATTGTAACAGATGTAATAACTCCTGAACCATTGTTTGCAAAGGTTGCAGCTGCACCAGTTCCATCGGTTCCTGAATTGTTGAAGACGAGTTGATTGTTCGCAGTGCTATCGTATCCTGTTCCACCGCTTACGATAGTAGCAGTAGTCGAAAGAAGACCAAAGTCTGTCTTTTCAATCGTCGTGCTTGCGGAAGTAATAGAAACGTTGCCGTGCAGCTTTAACTTTCTATATTGATAGACTTTCTCACCAACAGAAAAACCTGGACCAATTACATTGTTGATATTCATATCAACTTTTGTAAAGGCCGGATTCTTAATTACGCCGACTTGTCTAAAATCGTTTTCTGTAGAAATGATGCCGCTCTCGCTATTATTAAACTTAGCGCTGATGCATATTCTTTTTGCAAAGAGTTCATTGTAAGGATCTGAGCCATGACCATTCTTTGGAGAAATGATTGGACGCAATGATGCTGGTGCGAAGTATGTAGAACTTGACACAACCGGAGGAAGCTGAATAAATGTTTCGTCGAAAATAGATGGAGGAATAGTAATAGGCTGTTCAGAAACATATGATTCAGCCTTTCGATAGTTTTCTCCTACCGCTAGCAATTCGACTCTATTTACGGAATTTGTAGATGCCGCATCGATATATACAATTCCTTCTGCAGGAGTCGACTCTTCGCCGTCTCCCCAAACGAATGCATATGGATATACTTCATAAGTGTCTCCAGCAGAAGGAGTATTAATAAATGAGGAATCAAGAATAAATTTCTTCTGCGCAGAAGTGCCTTCATAGTTAACGATTCTTCGATACTCGCCGATAGCAAGACCCGAAGTCATCTTCATGACACAACCTTGATAGTAGTCATCGATTGATACTGCTGTCGCTGGTGCACCATAAAATGTAGGAATACCTTGAACAGTAATATCTGAAGTTAAGAGTGTGGCACTGGCAATATAGTTGTCATAGCCTGCGCCGGGATCTTCTACCTTAATGACTTCAATCGTTCCTCGAGTTGCTCCATCGATCACCGCGGTGTTGGCAATGATAGGAATGTATTGCGAAGTAGCAAACTTTTCGTACTGAGATTTTGTGATAGTGTACATGTATTTCCATACATAACCATCGCCTGTTTCGACAGGATTGAGATCAGCGGCACTACCTACACGAGAAGGTGCAACAGTCGAGTTGACATTGATAGTATCAGTGCTTTTGTTGAACAAGCACTTCCAAACGTTGTATTCTGTATCGTCATCGACAGTGATAAAGAAGTTCTTAGTTTCAAGATCTCCGTCAAGATGATCATACATCGCATAGTGTGTGTTTGATTGCCACAAGTTCTTTTTCGCCATATGAACTGCATCATCAGAAGAAATTCTCTTCGCGAAGATCATGTTGTCATAGACATTCGTATCTGTATCACGAATGCTATTATTCGGAACAGGAATAATCGTGTCGCTGTTAGCATAAGGAATATGACGAGCAGCATACACAAAGTAATCATTGTTAGCAAAGCTATTCATGAAGTTTGCAGCTGCCGCTACATTAAAACTACTCGTAATGAGTTTTTGAGTTACTGCCATTTATTCCTCTATCGTCTTTGTCAAGAAGTGACCAGCGTTGATATCTCCGCTAGTGCTACCATTCGCTGTTATATTTATAGGACTTCCATTCGCGGTTAACGATAGTTTCACCGTATTTGGAGTAGTATTTACGACATAATAGTTTTGATTATTAGCTAGTTTTTCAATTCTAAGAATGTGTGTTTCTACGGTTGCATTCGAGTAAACACTTACCGCTTTACCGATAGAGTTTGCAAGCTTTATTGCCGTAGAGTTTGCGCTTCGAATGAAAAACTCGTTACCTTCTGTAAGACCGATAGCAGCAGATCCACCATTTTTTGTGTACTTTACAACATCACCTCTTCTGAAGAGATTATTTGTTACACTAATCGTATTCGAACTAATTGTATTTGTAACAAACGTCAATGATACGTTTGCTTCTACAGCTGTGTTCGAAGTGGTGTAAAGAACCAAGTCTCCATTCGCAAACGGATTAATCAGTTTTGTTACAGTGTGCAGTTCGAGCGTATTACTGATTGCAACAGTATTCAAATTCAGAGCATCTCCGCCTCTTGTTTCAGAGATCTTGATACCTGTCGTATTCGCGAACACTACGTAATAGTACTCGTTATTCGATAGACTCGAAGAAGTTCCTACACCAAGTGTTTGTGCTTCTAACGTAGTATATTGTAAATAATCATGTACATTTAGTGGGAATGTGGTATAATAAGGATTAGTCCCTAACGATATTAGATCAGTATCATTGTTGACATCCATTACCTTAAACTTGAAACTGACATCTTCAATATCTGTTTCAATTGTATCATTTACAGTCGAAACGTCGTCGTTCGAGTTAAATTGAATTTCTTGCCCAGTAGAAATGCTTGTCAAAGCTAGCGCCGCGTTCGCTTCTTCTACGATCAATGCAGATCCGAAGAACTTTGTTCCTGCCATATGCATGACTTTCTTGAACATGTCAGAATATCTGTCTACTGAGATCTTCGAAAGAATCTCATATGAATACTCTTGGTAATAGTCTCCGTCGTGCACGTAGATATCGTCAGACAAGAATCCTTTCGAGCTTCTGTAATATCCGATTCCAAGGCCATGACCGTCGAGAACAATCTTTGCTGTACCAGATCTCAGATTATCTTCTGATACAAAGTCAACGATTTCGGCATTCGAATATGCAAAACCTGAATCGATGACTTGAAGAGCAGTGACTTCACCGTCCGATGTCACAACGTTTGCCGTAATATCTGCATTCAAACCGATAGGATATAATTCTGTGATATCTTCAGTCACGCCTATTACGTCAGCTTCGGCACCGGAGACTTCGCCGATCATTGGCTCATTCGGCAACCAAGTGTTTTCGAATGTGATTCTCTTGGCAAGCATCTGAGAACTGTTACTTGATTTTACAATGGCTTTGGCAGTCGATACAATCTCGAAAAGACTTACGCTCGAAACAAGACCATTCGCTGTCGGTACAGTGTATGAAAAGATGATTGAGTTATTGACAAGCGGAGCATTGTTTCCAGTGACTCTGATATAATTTCCAGTTGTGTTGGAGAAAACTGAAGAGACTGTAGAGTTGACAATGCCACCGGTGCTATTCGTCTGGAATAGCTTATCTTTTGGTAGGTAGCCTGGAAGAGTTGCGATCGTATGTGATTCACCGCCTGTCGAGTTGGCAGTAATGTTGATTGCAGATCCGCTTAAAGTAGAAGCTAATTTAAATCCTACGGTGTTCGCAGCAACAACATAGTAAACAGCATTTGCTGTCAAACCGCTGATGGCAGTATTGCCATTCGGAATTCTGTATTGAACGATTTGACCATTGGCGAACTCGTTCGTATAGCTACGTAGCTGATGACCAATCAAGTCAGGATTGTAATTTCTAAGGAAGTGCCCATTACTTCCAGGATTTGCTGCAGTTAAATCGACGTTGGCTCCACCGGCTGTCAATGAAAGTGCTAAGCCAGTGCTATTTGCATAGCGAACATAATACAGAGCATTCGCTTCGAGACCAGAAACCGCGGCAACATCATCTGTCACAACATATCTGACTTGACTACCGTTGGCAAATAAAGTATTCGCAGTCGCAATCTGAATAAAATCATTACTGTTCTGCACGTTAGTGTTTGAGTTAAACTCTGCTACGTTCGAGCTCTGCGTAATATTCACTTTCGCGAGTGTATTTGCTGCTTCGGTTGTGAGAGTAACACCAGTAGTATTAGAAGTAAGAACGTAGTAGAAGCCGTTGTTCGATAGGCCTGTCACAGCCGTATTCGCATTATCAGTAAAGTAACGAACAAGATCATTCGCTGCAAACTCGTTGCCAGTGATTGTAATAAAATCTGTATTCGAGTTGACTTCGTCCGTAGGATTAAACGACGACGTGATGTTACGATAGAAGATAAATTCTGATGCGCTGTTGGCTTCGTACTGAGATTGTACAGTAAACGTCTTGGCATCATACGTATTGCTATATGCACCAGAAGAAACTTGCAGATCAAAGAATTTCAGATTTGCCTGAGATTGGTTTACTATTTCTCCGACAACAAAGTTTCTCGTTGCATTTTCAAATGTAATCACAAAGTCTTTACGATCGAATCCTGCAATATATGGTTGGTGAGCAAGCACAAATGGATCAACGTTATAGTCTTCACCTGGATTGATCTGATTAAGTGATCCAATGATACCGATTTCAAATCTACCAAATGTCAAACATGCATATAGATTATCGAGTAAGTTGCCTTGTGGATTCTTTGGAAATCCAAAAGCATCTGAAGAGATAAACTCTGAAGCGAACACCTGATTCGCTTGTGCAATCGTCGATAATTCTGCCACTGCTGTAATTGCAGTATTCACAAGATTGTTGCCATATACAAGAATATTGCTATTTGCAGGAGTAGAAGTGGTGTTTGTGAAACCAAAGTCGCGAATAGGATCCTTGATAAGAAGATTCGTTCCTGTCACATCATATAATGTTGCATGCGCAGTCTTATATAAGAAGTGACCAGACTCGTTGGCTCTAGTCGCCGCGAATGCCGGAATATTGAATGATGTATTCGCAAAGCTTTCGCCAGGGAAACTCGTGCTATTAATATGAATGTACTTGTTCGCAGGACTCGAAAGAATGAGTCCAGTGGTATTTGAGAATGCAACGTAATAAGGTTTACCGCTTTCGAGTCCACTGATTACTGTATTTCCTGCGGCAACTTCATATGTAACACTCTCACCTGCAATATAGTAAGTATTAGCATCTGTAATAGTAATAAACCCTGTCGTTGCATTTGCAGCAGTCGAAGGATTAAATGAAACCTTGCGGATCTGTTGATATACTCTTTGACCTTCATCGAATCCAGTATTCGCTGTTACAGAGAGTTGAAGGCGGCTATAGTCGAGTGTATCTTGACTGTTGGCGGCAATGAGATCTGTACCAATGAAGATGACTTCTGTTTCACCAATCGTACCTACACCAAATCCAGCGCCTGTTCCAAAACTAATCGATGATATATTTGCGGTGGTATTTGAAAGCGGAGCAACGATCTTCGAAGGGAATGAACGAACATAGTCGCCACCGGTAATGTCGAGCGAATAAGATGTAATCTTAAAGTTATCTGCGTTTGCAGCGGTGTATACCGTATCTGTTTCGTTCCAGTATCCTTTACGAGAAAGAAATGTTAACGTTCCGCTGTTTGATCCAGAAGCATAGTTAGCAGTGATTACAGTACCTTCAGCAACAATCGCATTCGCGCTGTTGTAGATGTAGATGTTATTCGCAAAGGTAACGTTATTCGAAGAGCATTCATCAAACGCAATGACATGGACTTGCTTCTTAATGTCATATAAACCAGCGTTTAGATTCACATAACTGACGTTCGCAAAGATTTGATTGTTGGTTTGATTGATAAGCTTATACGTTAAACCGTAGTTATGAGCATTTCCAGTCGCGTTTGCCGATGCGTTTGCAGAAAGTATAAGAGAAGTTGAATTGGTTACACTGACTACGTTACCAATCGACGTGTTGCCTGTGACATAAAGTGTAGAGTTGATGTAGTTGTTATTAAAAGCAGTGGATGTTCCAGTGACTACATTGCTGGTAGTAGATGTAGTGATTGTGCCTGTTCCAACTTTGTAATCCCAATCCGCCATCCGCTTACTGTTTTTGAAAGCACCACGAGCATTGGCAAGAGTAAGTTGAACTTCACCTTCGAGCTGGATCACATTTGCCACTGTACCAGAAGCAGTAATATATCCTGCATTCTGTTGCTGTACGACATCACCTACCATAAATGTAGAAGAAGGCGCAGTAATAATAACAGCATAATCTGTCGGTATGTTCATGAACTTACCAGACATTGACTTGTCTGTCAGTGTACTTGCTGTAAAGCTTGTTCCTGTGTTATTCGTTCCGGTATAATAGGTAGCAGATGGAACGAATACGCCTGAAGTATGTGATATCGAGATAAAACCGTTTGTATTCGAAGAACGTGCAACTTCGAGTACTCTTCCTTGTGCAGCAAGCATGCCATTTGCCGCGTAACGATATACAGTATTTCCTACAGAAACGTTTGATGTGGCCGCACTGTATCCGATATTGACTACAGGTTGAACACCACGTTCGAACAGTCGATAGTAATTTTCAGCAGTAAAATCTGCAGTGACTTCATTCAGGTTTAATACTTTCTCAGAGACAATCGATTCTGTGTTGAGAGTATATCCATATCCGCCGTCTATAAAAATGAAATCTACGAGACCAGCAGCCGAATTCGTAGATTCTACTCTTGCTAAACCGCCGAGCCCACGATCGCTGTTCGTAAATCTTACGATGTCTCCGACAGTAAAGTCTCGGCCGCGTGTCTGAACTGTAACTCTTTTTACAGATCCTACGAGTTTCGATCTTTTGGTAATATCGAATACGGGTTCATTATTAATATTGAGACCAACCACTTCGCCGTTACGAAATTCGCCTTGTCTTCCAGAAATATAAAGTAGATTAACGAAACCTTTACCAACTCTTCTACGAATGTACTTCTCAACGAAAGCTTTGGCGCCTGAAAGCTGGCCCACAACTTGCTTTCCGACATAGTCGATATTATAGATTGAGTATCCGATTTCAAGATATTCTGGTTTCTCGTACACACCATCTGAAAGACGAAAGATCTTTTCTGCAGGATATTGTACTTCAGCAGCCGTACCATATACAAGCTTAAAGAAGAGATCAACTGCGCGCTCTGTACCCTTAGCACGATATAAATCAAGGGAGTTTTTAACAAGAAGCTTCTTATTCGTAGCAGTATCAAACTGAATGTTCTTCAGATACTTCTCTTTAAAGTGAACAATAAAGTCATCTGTTGTACTATCAATGTCGCGATAGTCTGGCAACCGGCGGGCGTGATAAAGTGGATTGGCATCAATTGGTTGATATCGAGTGATACTCGACATATATGTTGAGTTGGCAAGTTGATTAGCAGTGACTTCTATAATATCGTTATTCGAAGCGATATACTGAGTAACAGTATTGCCAGAATAGTTAACATATGTTCCAGAGTTTTCAAGCCACTCATAGTAGGCTTTCACGAACGCAATGAAGTTCTCTCCCTCTTCTTGGTAAAAAGAAGGAAATTGACTCTGAATTAACGGAGATATTCTTTTTTCTATATTCTTCATTATTCTCTGATCTGTTCAATTGTGACGTCGACGTCATTTTCAAGAATATTAAGTATCACGTTCTGAGAAGAAGTGATGTCAAGAGTACGCGGCTTGGCATAGATTTTTAAAGAAGTGCCAGTGTAATTAGTAATATTAAAGTTGTTGATTCTGACGATACCAGTATCATAGTCAACTGTACCAATATCAAGAATGGTTCTATGTTGTGTTCCAGAAGTATTGATGATACGCATGATACCATCACCGTTATCTTCAAGACGACAGTTTGGCAAACCATTATAAGTGAATGTCGAAGAACTTACGACATGAATATCACCGATTAAGTGTTCTGCACCTTTGCCTGGAACATCGTTCTTTAATGGATTTTTAAAGTCAATCGTTACATTCTGACCAGAAGAAATTACACCTGAAGTCGCCAATGATACAAGCGAACCAGATGTTGACGTAGGAGTAGAAGTCACTGTCGTGCTCAGCACCGGAGTGAGATACTTGACGAGTTCAATTTGAGTTTCGTTACTAATGATACTATTTTCTGCGGCATCGACATCACGAATAAATCTTGAGTAGCGCAGTGTACGACCAAAGTTATTTAGATTCGTAGAAGCGTGTGTCAGAATAGAATCTATAACGTTCGTACGAATATCTTCTGGATTTAAACCGGTAAGATTGATATTGTACTTGATATTTGTATTGACATATAAATATGTGTAATCAGGAGAAACAAAGAGTGGCTCAATCGCCACAGAAGAACGTGATCTTAAGAATTTCTTATATTCTGCTTCTTTAATCTTTGGAAGACCGTCGACTTCATCAAGATCGATCGACAAGAAAATTCTGCCATACTGGGGAGGATTTGCATCTTCTCCGCCATATGCAACCACTGCATTGATTTCAGGAAAGTTTGCTTTGAGTAGATTCTCATAGTCTTCAGAAGTCACAGCACGTTCTTGTGTAGTAAATGCACGAGGAGCATTGTACTTAATCGAGCTCAGATCTTCTGCAACAGCTCCGTCGGCCGAAGCAGTAATCGTTTCAATTACAATGTTTGCTTCATTATCGATGCGTGCAGTATTAATAAACTTAAATGCGCCATTCGGAAGTTCTCCGTTGCATGATCGATATTCAATGATACACGCAGAGTTGTTCTTTGGTTTTCTTCCAACAACTCCGTCACCAAAGACGACTTCGTATGTGTCACCAATTCCCGGTTGTAAGAAAAAGACCTTTGCGTTTTCATCATGACCAAAAAGAGACGTCGCTCTCTTGTAAGTTTGAATAGTCGTGCCGTTATCTTCAAAGACCGTAACTAATACGCTTTCAAGATCAACTCTTTTATTACTAATCTTATACACAAGAGGATTAGCATAATTTATTGTATAGGTATCGCTGAGGTAGCTACCTTCGTATACTCGAATCGGCTCGCTCTCATATATAAGATTTGATCCTGAAGGAGTTCTCTTTGTAATAACATAATTTTCAGTAGTGCTAAAGTTATAAGTGAAATCATCAACACGCGAAGTAAATGATGTTCCCTTTGGAATAACGATCGATCTCTTTGCCGTATCTGTCGAAGTAATTACCAGTTGAATGACAGCCGAAGATGATCGAAACGATCTCGGAAGATAGTTTAATTCTTTGGCATGAGAAATAACGCTGTCACGTAACTTCGCCGAATCAAGAAACATCTCGTTGCTGACCATGTTGAGATAGAACGCGTTCTGATAAGTGTTATATGAAAGCACGTCGAGAAGAACCGAAAGGTTGCTTCCGTCGAAGTCGTAATCTTTAAATCGATCTTGTGATTTCAGAAATGTCTTCAACGAGTCTTTATAGGAATCGAAGTCTAACTGTGTAAGGACTATACTGGAATTTGCTGCCATTATCTTACTCTATAAAGGGTGAGTTGAAGTGTCTGCGGATTAGCATTATTTATTATCTCATAATAGACTGATACTTCATAAGAATGCGCAAACTCATTTGATACTACTAAGACATCAATGATTCGAGCTCGCTGTTCGTATTTGGTAATCGAATCGAACACGGCATCTTTGATAAGATCTGAAGTCATCACAGAAATATCTTCGAATAAGAATCGACGAAGACCACCACCAAATTCTGGATTAAACAATCGTTCTTTGGTATTTGTCTGTAAGATATTTCTCATCGATCTTCTGACAGCCTGTTCGTCAGTGTGAAGAGCGAGTCTCTTGTTCTGAGGATGTATGTTAAAGTTATTATAAAAGTCGGTGAACACAGGATCACGCTGTGTTGTTTTCCTCGTTGTCAGTGCATCTATTCTGTCTGCCATATTACCCTACTACTTTATCTTATTTATAATGATTATATGATGGTTTCTAGTATCTCATAGTTTTCGATGTCGACATTTGCAACATCGTCAGAGAGAAGCCCAACCTGGCCAGTAAAGGCAAAGTTTTGATAATCTTCGTTGCTACCAATCGCATCTAATCCTGGACCAGCCGAACGAGTAAAATCATATCGTATCATTACAAATGTAGATTTATTCGTTTCAATATAAGAAAGAAGCTTGTTGTTGCCATCATACACAAAATCAGTCAAAATCATATCACAATCTTCGTACGAAACAACTGTTCCGACCTCAAACGTATCGTTGACTTCGTGTCTGAAAGGATACCAATCATCAACAACAACATCATGATCTGTTGCAAACACATAAACTGCACATAACAATAAATCATCAACACAATTTTGTTCGCATCGTACGAAAGTCGGCATATACCAATCGTCAATTTC